TAAGTGTTATAATTATCTATCCAAGACATAAAGTTAATAAAAGTATCTTGGTCATCTTTTGATACTTCTATTTTATCTTGTAAATCAAGAGTGTATGTAGGTAAATAAAAAGAATTGCCATTAGAAAGTTTTCTCTCTTCAGTATTCAAGGCAATAGAATGCTCTACAGGTAGTCTTTTAACTTGTGAAAACTTTTTGAAAGGTTCTCCCATAGTTTTAAAAGCATCTCTATTGTCTATCTCCCAAATAAAAGGAATAGTTCCCTTGTTTATTTTGTTACCACTTTCATCAACAGAGCCAACTAAATCTACTGTGCCAAATATTACACGAACTCTTTTGATTTGTTTGATAACATTCTGTGTTTCCACAGGCAGTGCCTTAATAAAACCTGTAGGCTTACCACAATTAAACTTGCCCTGATTATCTTTTAAATCAACATTCAAGTTGTCTGCCATTATGGTTTTATGATACACCCCCAAAGGCTCTCCTGCCTTTGCAGACATATTCTTTACAAACCTTTTGTACATAAATCTTTGTATAAAAGGTCTAATTGTAGCTGACGTTCCATAAATTGTAGTATCATCAGGTATTTCTAACTTATATGTACCACCCTTTACTAATACTTTGTCTGAACCAATAATAGGAGTATGATTAATTCTAAATCTAGGTAATGCCTTTGGTTTGTCATCTGATGATGATTCTCCTGACATACCCATAGCTTTAGCCATTACTGCATAGTTATTGGTATCAATAGTTGTTACTTCGTTTACCATCTAGTTTTTCTCCTCTAAAGTTTTATTGTTATATCACAAAACGTCTTTTGTGTCAAGCCAATTATTACCTATTTTTGCTTCTAATAACAATGGCACATTAAAATCAATCTTAAAATATTGACTGACTAAATCTGTTATAATCGCATTGATGCTCTTGATAATAAATAGAACTGTGTCTGTTTCATTTGGATGGACATCAATAACTATTGAATCATGCACAGTATTAACAATACAAGACTTTAAGTTGTACAACTGCTTATCTATCTCTAGTAATATTAAAGGTACGATATCAGCAGTAGCAAAACTTTGCACAGGATAATTTTTTATCTGTGTAAAATGGGATACCTTGCCATATGCATTTTTTCTTACATCAGGAAATGCAAACTCTCTGCCTGATGGTGTTGTTATTTTACCTGTGGCTATAGCCTCTTTAGCCAATTTGGAATGCCATAATGCGATTCCTTTGTACTTTTCATTGAACTGTTTATAATATGTAGCTTGAGCAGTCGTTCTCCCAAATCCTGTTGCTCCGTACAAGGGTGCAAACGTGTGTGCTTTCGCTTCTTGGCGAGATATTTTCTCCCCTGCATCACTAATAACACTAGCAGTATAACTATGCACATCAAATCCATCTTCAATCTCCCTCATTGCAGTTTTATCTTGTGATAAGAATGCTGATACTCTAAACTCTAACTGAGCAAAGTCAGCTTCTAATACTTGTCCACCATCCCAACGAGATACAAACACTTTCTTGACAGGAAATGTGCCACCCCTAGGCATATTCTGCATATTAGGGTCAGCACCACTAAATCTGCCTGTTGCAGTTCTGTGTTGTAGCAACCTGACGTGTAGTTTACCATCAGATTTTAGGTGTGTTGTTATTCCCTCAACAAAAGAAGATAAATATGTCTCCAATGCTGATAGTCTTTGTAAATCTTCCAAAAAGTTTTGTGCATTTGTAAGATTTTTGCTCTTAGCTATATTCTGTAGTATAACTAAATTAGTTTTATTAACAGTAAACCCATTTGCACTTACCCATTTTGCATTAGGTGGTGTAAACTTTAATCCTGCTATGGCAGAGGTATGTTGGAAGTGATATCCATTAGAGTTGCAATCAGTACAATTATTAGTATTAGCATAGGGTATGCCATTCTTTCTAACCTTTCTTATTTTACCTGTACCAAGACAAGTTTGGCATCTTTCTGCCTTTGTCTTGTACACTATGTCTGAATTATCTTTAACTGTTTTCTTAAAATCTTTGTCAGGCATATATGGTGTAAAAGAATTTGCCCACATAGCCTTGTCTTTTGGCTTTCTGCTATAGATAACCCAAGACATTTGTTCAGGACTACTTAAATTAATAGGTGTATCTCCCATTAGTTGTATAACTTGTTCTTTCAACCTGTTCTCAATATCAATCTTTTCGTTTTCAAATTCAGTCTTAACTTTTTGTAATGTGTCAACATCAACCTTGAAGCCTCTCTTATATATCTTAGCCAATGCTACTGCAACCTTGTTTGTTAGTATAACAGTTTCCATCAAACCTGCATCTTCCAAACTATTTAATCTCATGTATTGTCTTTGACTGAGTTGTTGTGTTGCTTCCAAATCTGCTATCAAGTATTCTGTTAATTCATCTCTTGGTATTTCATCAGTTGCATATCCTTTTGCAAAATAGTCTTTCAATGTGTCTTGCTTTTTTGTAGGCAAATCATATCTGTTTGCACAATCTTTTAAATGTAAAGGTTCTTTGACACCTCTTTGCAACACATACTCTGTCAACATTGTACAAAATATTGCACCATCAT